GACAATGATGAACAATAAAGAAAACCCTCAAGAATTACTAAAACAAATAACAGGTAATTATACACCTGAACAAAAGGAACAATTTAAAAATTATCTCAAAGGTTTTGGGATAACTGATGAACAACTTAAAGGTATTGACATTTAATGTTGATATAAATTACGAAAGGAGGAACTCAAATGAACGGAAGTGGAATAGTACCAACAATGCCTATTAATACTGGAAATGGTTTCGGTGGCTTTGGTGGAGATGGTATTTGGGCTTTAGTTTTACTAGCATTACTATTTGGTGGTAATGGTTGGGGTAATGGTTTCGGTGGAGGTTATAACAATATAGCAACTACTGATTATATCTCAAGTGAATTTACTCAAAGAGATGTAAATAATGGTTTTCAAAACACTAACAACCTAATCTCAAGTGGTTTTGGAGATTTATCAACTAACTTATGTAATGTTAGAAGTGATGTTTTAACAGGTAATATGGGGTTACAAAACTCTATATTAGGAAGTTCTAATAGTATCCAAAGAGATATATTAACTCAAACTAATGAACTAAATACTAATTTATTGACAACAGCATTACAAAGTCAAGCAAAGATGGACGAATGTTGCTGCACACTAAGAGCACAAGGTATTGAGAATACTCAAAAAATCTTAGATGCTATGAGTCAAAACACTATTGATGATTTACGTTCTCAAGTAAATGACTTAAAGAACACTATAACTGCTAATGGTATAGGAACATCAATCGTAAACCAAGTTAGACCTTATCCAATTCCTGCTTATCCAGTAACTAGCCCTTATGTTGGGTTTTATGGTAATGGGTTTTATGGAAACACAATCGTATAGCATAATGTCTTAGACAATCTCAATGAGAACTTGCTATTTTAATGAACAGGCAAGTCCTGTTCTTTTTTGAAAGGAGGAATAATATGATACAAAGTGTACAAGAACAAGAATTAATCTTAACATCTAATACAGCACCTATAACTTTTTCTGATACTGATTTAAGAACTCAAAGTGCTAACTGTCAATGGGGTTGGTTAAATCATAATGAAGGACAAGCAACTTTTAATATTGTAAGTGGAGGAATATATGAGATTGACTTTAATACGAATGTTACAAGTGCTAGTGCTGGTAATGTCGCTTTGGCTATTTTTGCTGATGGGACTCAACTAGCAGGAAGTGAAATGGATACACCTGTAACTGTTGGAGTATATACAAATGTTTCTGCTAAAAAATACGTAAGAGTATGTGGTAGGGGAAGTGTATCAATCACAGTAAGAAGTGTACCTACAATAACTTATGATGGAACAACAACTGACACTCAAATTCCTATAATCAAGAATGCTAATATCAGTATAAAGAGATATGCTTAGTAATAATCTTAGTTTAGTATTACAAGCATTAAGTTTAGAAATTTTATTTAAAGACTTTAATAATACGGACTTAATGCAAGAATTACAAACTCAAGACGAATTTTATTTAAAGAAGATAATAAAACAAAATGAGAAAATAATACAACTCCTAGAAGGGAGGAATTCTGATGGAAGAAAAATTATTAGAAAAAGTATGTAAGTATTTAGATAAAACAGCGAGTCAAAATTTAGATGCTGCTGATATAGATTATTTATCTAAAGTAGTAGATATTTACAAAGATATAAAGGAGGTACAAAATATGAACAATTATGGAGAATATAATGATTATGGACGTAGAGGATATGATATGAAGTATCGTGGAGAGTCTTATATGGACGGAATGAGAGGAAGTTATAGAAACTATGAAGAAGCACGTAATGAATATAATAGAGGTAATTATGGTGCAAAAGAAGATGGTTTAAAAGAATTAGAGTATATGATGCACGCAGCAATTAAGTTTATTAAAATGATAAAAGAAGAAGCAACTTCTCCTGAAGAACAAGAAATAGTGAGAAAACATATAGCAAAATTAAGTGTATAGGTATTACAATAAAAACCCATACGATAGGCATATAGAAGATTGTGTTATAAGAAGTCTAAGTGTCTTAACAAATAGAGAGTGGGAGGATATGTATAAAGAATTAGTCCACTACTCATCACAAAAGGGGTATATGACCGATAATGTAGAGTTTGTAGAAGACTATTTAGATAATAGATACCCAAGAGAGTGTCATTATTCTAAAACTATAGGGGAGTTTGCAGAAGAATTCCCTAAAGGTAAGTATGCTATAAGCACTCAAGGTCATATTACAGCACTTGTTGATGGCTATTTGATAGACACGTTTGACCCTAGTAATCGTGTTATGAGATGTGCTTGGAGAATAAATTAAACATAAAACAAAAAAAGAGAACTAATATGTTCTCTTTCTTTCTTCTACACCTAATTTATACCAGTATTGAGCAGACCTTTCACTACAAGGAATTTTATTGGCAATTTCCCTCCAAGTAAGATGTCTTTTTGTTTTTCTTCCTTTTTTATAAATAACTTTAAATTCTTTTTCCTTTAAAAATACAACTGCTTTAACTGTTTCTCCATATTTAGTAAGACGTTCTATTTCTTTATCTTTTAGATTATTTAAGTCTCTTAGTTTAGATTTAATATATAAAATAGTTACTTCTAGTTGTTGTTGATTTTCAGCCTCTACATATTTGAGGATATTATCAGATTTTTTCCCTCCATCAACTAGGACTTTATCAAATTTAGTTGCTTGTGGGGTTACTAAACTTTTTAAACTTTCTAATCTATTTTCATAATAATTAAGGTCATTTTCTAACTTTTCTATCTCATTATATATCTTTTCTAAATTCATTTAATCTCCCCTTTTAAATAAACATACTGATTGCTAATAATATAACTGCTAAAGATAAATTTATTATTGCCATTGTTAAATAACGTGTACGTTTAAATAAAATTTTATTAATTTCGTATTGTGTATAATTTTCCATTTAATCACCCTATCTATAAAATAATAATAATACACCAATAAATATAATTATAGGTACCCATAAAGGACACAACACCCATATCCAAGACCAATTTATAACTTTACATAATTTTAATACTATAAATACAATTAATAAAACACTTGAAAACCCTAAACCACTTCTACTATTATTCATCATTATCCTCCTTATCTAATATTTTTAAAAGTTTTTTAACTGTTGTACAATGCCAATCTCCATCACTAAAACACGAATTTAATTCACAAGTTTTTTCTTCTACATATTCTCTAACTTCTTTTATTATAGAGTGTAGTCTTTCTATTTCTTTTAATTGTTCTACTCTTTCTTCACATAATATTTTATAATTCTCATCATCAAACCAATGAGATAATTTTCCTTCTTCTTCTTTATGATTTACTATTATTGTTTGATACCATTTATTCATTCTTTATCACTTCCTTTTAGTTCTTGTAAATAATCATATATTGCTTTATCTTCTCCTGCTCTTGAATAAATGCTTTCACAATCACTATCTTTCCACTCTAACCACTCTTGATATAAATGATGTTCTAATTCATTTATGATATTATTTAATCTTTCTATTTCTTTGTCTTTTTCTTCAAGTAATTCTCTATTTTTTTCAATACTTTTATTTAATAGTCTAGCATTTCTATCTGCTCTTATTTTATCTTCAGTTGCTACTCTTATTATTTCTTCTTTATCCATATTTTTATAAAGTTTTTTAAAAAAATCTTCTTTCACTTCTTACCACCTCTTTTAATATATAAAAAGACACATATATTGATGTGTCTTTGTTGTCTATAACAAGTCGATATTTACGACTGGAGTCGAACCAGTAATGTTGCTTTAGCAGAGCAATGTCCTACCATTAGACTACGTATTGTTTGCAGTAATCGACTTTAATTTATCAAGCCTATATGACTTTCTCTTTCCTCTACCAACTGAGGTATTTATCTAGCACGATAAAGTTGGGTTCGAACCAACGACCTAAGAGTCCTATTGAACAAGAATTTGGAGTTCTTTTTTTTGTTTGCAGTAATAGGCTTTCTTAATTTTTAAGTAAACAAGGGACTTTTACCAATTTACAGTTGGTCGCTTACAATATTCCCAAAATATCAGCAGTATTTTTTGCTGTACTGTCCCTTTAATTACTTAATATTATACCACAAAGACTTTAATTTTTAAATACTTTTTCTTTATATTCTTGTAATATTTTGTCAATATAAGTTGACATATCAAATTTATTTTCAAGTAATTTTAGTATTTGTAAATTATATCCTGATAAATATATATTACCATACTCATCAAATTCAGGTACAGTCTTATTTCTATCATTTAAGTTCCACCAAATTATTTTAGTTTCTGCTCCGTGTTCTTTAAATATTTTCATAGTTTTCTCTTTAGATTGACGAGAACCTTCATCAAATTCCATATCTGATAAAACTATTAAGTATTCAGGATATTCTTTTAAATCTGCTAACAATTCCATTACTGCACCAAAGTCAGTATTAGAACAATCTCCTGTGTACATTGATTGATATTTTTCTCTTAAAGTATTTCCTTTTATAGTCAATAGTTGTGGTCTTGATGAGAAAGAAATAAGTTGATTAGGTGCATAAGTTGACTTTGTAGCCAATGCGTATGCAATAGCCATAGCCTTTACACCAATATCATTAGCATCTTCAAAGTCAGGACCACCATATCTCCAACACCAAGAAGAATACATAGAACCTGATGTATCTAATATACAAATAGCATTCATTTCTACTCCTAAAGTAGCATTATCAACTATTTTATTAGCAACAACTTCTTTAGCCTCAGAAGATACTCCTCTAGTTGCTGTTTTATAAGCATCGTGTACGTTAGCAGTAGTTGTATTTAATTTTGCTTTATCTTCTTTTACAGCATTAATATATTCATCAAATCTTGGTTTAATATCTTCTCTTGTTGAGAATGCGTGTAAGTATTTTGTCATAGCCAAACTTGGTACTTGCTCAAAGTCTATTTCATTTACTAATGGGTGAGTATATTCTCCTTTTTTAAATAAATCATTTAATGGTGTACCTTCTTGTTTTTCAGAATAAGATAGTTTATATTCTACAGTCTTATCAGTTTTAATCATATTTCTATATTCTTGTTGAGTAATTTTCCACATCTTGCATAATTCTTTTGCTACTCTACCATCTTTACCAGTTAAACGTGGCATCCATTTTTTAGCAAGTTCATTTCCTTCTCTTAATTCGTGTAGTAAATATTCTAAGTTGTTATCAGTAGGTATATTCCATAAATCATCAAATCTACCTGCTCTTACGATGTTTTCTTCAGATACACCTGATAAATACATTAATCTTCTTCCTAAGTCTCTACGTCCTAAACCAAAACGTGGGTCTCTTACAAACATAGAAAATAGTTTTTCTTTTTCAGATGTACCAATAGTAACTTCGTCTAAGTTTTTTTCAAAATATGGAGTCATAAAGAATAAGTCGGTTAAGTTATCACCTGTTGACTTATATGCTTTGTCTCCGTTTTCAGTATATTTTTCTAATAACATTTTTTGTAAATTATTCATTTTCATCGCTCCTCATTTCATTAAAATATTTCCAAACAATATTATGTATAATATCGTGGCTATTAGCACTTATATCACATAAAACTTCTTCATCAGGTTCTATATCTCTTGTTGATATATATTCTCTTATATAAACGTGTGTAAGTTCGTGATATAATGTTCTTTTTTTTCTTTCAAATGGTAAATCTTTATCTATCCATATTTGATGTTCTATAAAATGTGTTTGTCCGTAATAATATCCTTCATCTTGTTTTTTATATTCCATTAATTTACTTTGTTCTACTTCAATTATTTCATATTCACTATCATTTATTACAAACTTCATATTTACCTCCTATTATCATTTTTTTCAACTAATTGTTCTAACAGTTCACTTATACATTTATTTTGACTTTTAATAGTCTCGTGTAGTTCTTCGATGTATTTATCATAATGGTCTTTAACATAATCTTGTAAAACCATTTCTATATGTTTTACAAAGTCCATATCTTTTA